TTTTTTCACAAACAAAGATCAAATAATTTAGTGTGGGGAGCTCTATCTTACAACACTTCAAACGAAACAGGAAAAAAATACGATGTGAAATTACCTTTTGAACATATGAAATTCGAGAGGCTTAGAGATGCAAATGGTGGGGCCAACACAGATATACAATGGGGGTGGTCAGTCGATAAAAATCGCGAGTCAATGGTCGGTAAACCTTTGATTTTTTACGCCAAAAAACTTACAGGAGCTACGGCTATTACAGCGCTAGAGACCTCTTCAGGAGTTCGGCATCAACTTACAACCTATTACATACCGAGCAATCTCTCAGATCCCACATCAAATACAAATCAAAGCATACATTTCGGCGCAGAAAGAAACGAGTATTTGCTTGGAAGCGCTAGCAAATCGCTTTACAGAACTTTTTACGAGACTTACATTGATGAAATATTTTCCAAAAGCAGAAGGATTTTTAAATACAAAGCTTTTCTTCCGCTAAACGTAATTTTAAATGTAGAGCTCAATGATCGATTAATAATTTTTGACGATCTTTTTAAGATTAACAAAATCACAACTAATTTCGAAACAGGAGTTTCAGATCTTGAGCTTATAAATGAAGTGCAAAACTTTGTTGTGCCGATCGGAGACGCAATCGGAGATGTAATAAAAACAATTGATGAAGATTCTCTTGTAACAATAGACACAACAAAAATTACAATTGACAAACAGACAATCCGAATATGAGAGATATACTTGACATGCTTATCCTGGCAAAAAACAAAGGAATCAGAGGAAAATACATTGACGTTGCTCTTGGGAAAAAGAAAATCCCGGAATCATTGAAAGAGGTTTTTAAATTAACAATACTAAAAAATGGCAGAAAAAATTACAGTTGATCTCGAGGCCCGATTTGGAGACATAGAAAAAAAACTGAAAGCCGTAGAATCTGAGCTAAAAGATGTAGGAAAAACGGCAAAAAAAACAAGCAAAGGAATTGGCGGTATCGGTAAGGCCATTTCAGGAATTGGCGCAATATTAACCGGAGGGCTATTCAAAGCAGGCGCGGTAATATTTGAAAAATTAATGGAGCTTTTCATGAGCAATCAAATGGTAGTAACAACCTTAAATACTGCAATGAATGGCCTCAAAATAGTTTTCAATGATTTTGTGGGGGTGGTCGTTGATACCATTTCAAACATTGGAGATTTTGGAAAATCAATAAAAGAATCAATCATCAATACCCTTACTGCTGCATTTAAGCCGTTAAAACTTTTGGGAGAGGCTTTTATGAAATTATTAAAAAGAGATTTCTCTGGAGCTTTGGAAACATTAAAAGAAAGTGGAAGTGCAGTAGTAGACAATTTCAACAGCGTAAAAGAAGGAGTGAACAATGTAAGAAACGGATTTAAAAACGGAGTCAAAGCAGTAACAGATTATGCCAAAAGCACGGCAAAGGCAGCAGTAGAGCTTACGAAATTAAACTCTCAGACAGGCCTCGCAATAGCTGAGAATGACAAATTGCAATTTATATACCAAAGACAAGCAGAGCAGCAAAGGCAAATCAGAGACGACGTTTCAAAAAGCATTGAAGAGAGAATTGAGGCCAACAACAAACTCGGCGAAGTTTTAGAGGAGCAGCAAACGCTCCAGCTTGCAAACGCTCAAAAGCTAGTAGATCGAGCAAAAGCAAATCTTGCAGTAGATGAAAATAGTATTCAAAATAGAGAAGCGCTGATTGAAGCAGAAAAAAATTACGCTGACGTTTTAGAAAATATTGAGGGCTTCAGATCTGAGCAAGATGTAAACAGGGTAGCTCTAGAGCAGGAGCTCCTCGATCGAGAAAATGCAAAATCTGAGGGAGAGACAAAAAGATTCATCCAGCGTAAAGAAATGGCAGCGCAAGAAATTGAAGACGAATTGCTCAGAATTAAAACTCTTATAGAAGTAGCAGAGCAAGAAAAAGAGCTTGAGCTTGAAAGGCTGCAAAATAAAATCGATAAATACAAAGAAGGAACTCAGGCCCGAGTAGATGCAGAGCAAGAGTATGAAGATTTCAAAGTAGCGTCAGAGCAAAAAATCCAAGACCTTGAAAAACAAGGAAACGACATAAAAAAGAAAAACACAGAAGAAGAAAATAAAAGAAAAAAAGCGCTTGTAGACGCGGCAATCGCGCAAGATCAAGCAACCCTCGGCAGAATTGCCCAGCTCGCA